TTTATTCCAATCATCATGGAAGAAGATAGCTATGGTTTTTATTGAAGGTGATGTTTGTGAATACTACGCATGGTTTCTAAAAAAAAGATATAACATTACCCTTAACAAACCAATCAGAGGAGCTCACGTATCATTCATAAACGATTCTATGAGAGATTTAACACAGAACAATGATAAGTCAGAAGAAGAAATTCTTCAATTATGGGAAGATGTTAAAACTAAATGGGATGGAAAAAAAATTGATATTGTATTAGACTTAAACCCTAAGACTGATGATAGAATCTGGTGGTTGGATATTCCTAACGAAGAAAGAGAAGGCCTTCAAGCCATTAGAAATGAATTAGGATTAGGTAGACCATACTTTGGGATGCACATGAGCATTGGAAGGGCTCGTGATGGTGTTATGGAAGAGCATTCAAAATATCTTCATGAATGTATAAAGAATGGTTTTATTCAATAAAAAACCATTCTTTAAAATTTTTAGATTTAATACGTTCAATTACTTTACCATAATTTATATTTAATTTAATTGACGCATCTTTACCAGATTTATATTCAGTTCCTTCAATGATACATTTTTTATTTCTTCCACCAGTTCCATTTTTTAACATAGTTTCTCTAATTTTATTCTTTGTTTCTTCACTGGGACCAATATAATTTGGGTTCCATTTAATACCTTTCCTAATTTCACTCATTTTTATTTTAGATTCTTCAGTATGTTTAGAACCTTTTCTATTAGATACGCAACCTTTTCTAGTTTTACTTATTTTAGCTTTTATCTCATCAGACATAATTAAACCTTTATTTGGACCAACATTACCTTTTAATTTATCACTAATTTTTTTCTTAGTTTCATCAGAAACTATTCTACCGTAATTTGATTCAGCTTTTGGTCTAGAATTGTAACCATTATGGTATGAATTAAAACTATCTATATAAAATTGTTCTCTTTTTAACAATTCATTTATATCGTCCACTAATTCAATTATTTCAAAAATAAAAAATGATAACCCATGAATATTATATGAATTTTGTAATTTTGGTGACCTATGTTTATTTTTAACTAAAGAATTTTTATGTTCTCTAAATCTTTTATTTATATTAATAGATGAACCAATGTAAACTTTATTAGTTTTATTATTTAGTATTTTATAAATACCTTGTTTATTTTCCATTTTTTATCGTTATTTTGTCTTCAATATCCATTTTCATTAGATATTTTATTCTTGCTGATAATGACATATAGTTATCTTCAGCTTTTTGGTTGAATCTGGTTTTTAAATCTTCATCGATTCTCATAATAAGTGTTTTTTCTTGTTTTTTCATATTTTAATTGTATATACTATAAATATACACATATATAATAAAAAGTCAAGTATTTTAAAAATAAAAGTAAAAATAATTTGTGTGTTAAAAAATAGTTGTATATTTGTACTCTAATTTAAAAGTTTTAAAAACGAGAAAAACATTGAACAGAGCACTTACATACATGAATTAATAAAACAAGGGTATATAAAATAAAGGGCTGATATCAGCCCTATTTTATTCATCTTCTTTTACCACATCATCTTTTACTACATCATCTGATGGTTTGGCTGGTGTTTTTCCCCATATTTTATCTACACTGGCAAGTCCTAAACAACCAAAAGACAACATAGCAACAGCATTAACTAAAGAATCAGAGGGTTTAAAATTAGCCCCGTAAAAACTGTTAACAAATAATGTTATACATAATGTTAATCCAGCAATGAGTCCAAGAAATCTTTTGGATGAGTTTTTTCCTCTCTCGTCTTTAAAAAGATTAATAGCAAATGTTTTCATAATATTATTATTTAATAATAAATATCAAAACATTTGGTAATATAAAAATTAAATTATATATTTGCCAAAATAATAATAAATAAAAAATAAAATTATGAAAAAATTAAACAAAGAAATACTATTAAGTATGGGATTCGAAAAAATTGGTAATGATATCTATAGTCTAACTATTGATAGTGAAGGTTTAGATTTATTTTGTTCAAATCATATTGATGAAGAATTTACATTGATTGGTAACGATAAAGAAGGCTTTGTTCTTGATGGTGAATTACATATAAATAGAGTTGATGATTTAATAAATGTTATAACCAAAGTAATGTATAACAAAGGTGTAAGAGCTAGTTATTCAGAAGCAAATAATGTTTAAACTAATAAAAATATGAAACAGATAACACATGAGTATCTTGTAGATAACGGTCTTATCTTATTTGAAACCATTATTGGTTCTCAAGCATATGGAACACAGACACCTGAAAGTGATGTAGACAAAAAATTTGTTTATATCCTACCTCTGGAAAACATTCTAGGTACTGGTTACGTGGAACAAATCAATGTAAATAAGGATTATACTGGATGGGAGATTAGACGTTTCCTAGAACTTATGGGTTCTAACAACCCAACAGTACTAGAACTTCTTAATAGTCCAGAAGATTGTATAATTAGCAAACATCCATTGTTTGACCTTATCCTTGAACAAAAGGAAAAGTTTATTACCAAAGTATGTAAGGATAGTTTTGGGGGTTATGCTAGACAACAAATTAAAAAAGCTAAGGGTCTTAATAAAAAACAAAATTGGGAGAAAGATAAAGTAGTTCGTAAAGACCTATTGGATTTCTGTTATGTTATTGATGGAGAAAAAACCATTCCATGGAAAAAATGGAATGATGGTAGGTTTGAAGAAAAATACATTGGTGCTGTTAATTTATCAAATGCTAGAGATGTATATGCTTTATTTTATGATAAAGTAAGTGAGTTATTACATTCAGATAGACATACTGAAGCTAAACGAACAGCTTCAAAAGAAATTCGAAAAGATGCTGGTAAATCAATGGGCTTCGGATATAAGGGACTTATTAATACTGGTCATGAAGATGAAGATGGTAAGATTAATTATGGTATTTCAAATCAATTAAGACTTTCTAGCATTCCTAAAGGTGAGAAAGCTATCTGTAACCTAATCTATAACAAAGATGGTTACTCAGAGCATTGTAAAGATTATAGAGAGTATCAAGAATGGTTAGAGAACCGTAATGAAGCTCGTTATGTTGAAACACAAGAACATGGTCAACGTATCGATGGAAAGAATATGATGCATTGTATTAGACTTATTAATATGGCTACTGAAATTGGTCGTGGAGAAGGTATACAAGTCAGACGACAAGATGCTGCAGAACTTCTTAAAATTAGACGTGGTGAAGTTGATTTGGAAACTCTAATTGAAACTGCAGATGCTGCGATTGCAAATATGGATTCAGTATTTGAAGATTCAGACTTACCAAATAGTGTTGATAAGAATTTGGTTAATGATTTATTGGTAAGGATTCGTAAAGAATTTTATTTATAAAGAGAATTATTTTCAAGTAGGAATTTGATGGTTTCATCAGCTTCTTTACAATCATCAATAAATGAGAACACATTCTCATCGGTAAGTATACGCCACTCATTCTTGGCTTCAGATTTGGAGCCAGAATGTTTTCGGTGCATCCATTGTTCTACTTTTAGATAGTTTTTTGAATAGTATTGTTTAAGAAGACTTATTTTATTAGGATTACCTGTTTGCAATTGCTTTAAACGAAGGTTTGGGTCGTTTTTAGTTATACCTATTTTGTGGGAACAATTTCCATCAATGTCGGTTTGTAATAAGAGGTAAACGTAGCCCATAATTCTTAAATATAAGGAATATTTTAAAAATTGTCAATATATTTTAAAAATAAATCAATAAAATACTTGACTATTAGGAATCTTTTTGTATATTTGCTTATATTTATTAAACAACGTGGTAGAAACCACATAAAAATTAAAATAAAAATGAAAAATTTAGCAATGTTATTGGTCCTTGTATTATGTTCACTAGTGGTGGGCACGATGGGTTATGGTTGTTGATTAAATTTAATCATTCAAAATATGAAACCCATTTAAGTCAAATTAAATGGGTTTTTTTTATGGCACGATGGCCGAGTGGTTAGACAGGGCTCTGCAAAATAAATGCCGATGTACCCAAGTGGTTAAGGGGGTGGTTTGCAAAACCACTATTCGTTGGTTCGAATCCAACCTTCGGCTCTAAACTGCAAATAAATTTTGTGTTTTGCAGTTTTATTCCATATTTATAATAAAAACAAATATGGAAACAAAAAAATGTACACAATGTGGTGAAGAAAAAGAAATTTGTGATTTCTTTTTCAAAAATAAAAAAACAAATAAATTACATTCACAATGTAAAAGTTGTTATAAAGAAAAAAGAAAAAATAAAGAACATTACGCCAAATATAAAGAAGAATATTTAGAACGTATTAACATAAGAAAAAAAATAAAAACATCTGAAAATAGGGTAAATTTATTAGAATATTTTAAAACACACCATTGTGTTGTTTGTGACGAATCTAATCCAATAGTTTTAGATTTTGACCATAAAGATGAAAAAGAAAAAAAATATGGTATCTCGTCTATGATATATTCGTATAATTGGGCCACTATATTAGCAGAAATAGAAAAATGTAATGTTTTATGTGCTAATTGCCATAGAATCAGAACATCTAAACAATTTGGTTGGTGGTATGAGAATATTAAATAATAACAGGTTCGAATCCTGTTCACGCCTCTGGATAAAGCTCAAATTAGTGATAAAATGAGCTACAAATAACATAAGCGTGAGCTTAAAAGAATTAAAATAATAAGATATGACATTTACATGCGAACATTGCGGAGAATCAATCCTAGGGGTTGCTGCGGTAAATAATGGAAAATTCCTGCATCATAGATGTGCAAAAGCTTATGAAGAAGCTAAATTAGCTGAAGAAGGCTTAGAAGAAACACCAATGGAAATCGAAGAGTAATTATTTCCATTTTGGCCGAGTGGTGGAATGGTAGACACGCTGGACTTTTTTACTTAGTGTTTACTTTTTTATAGAATTCTATATATTTATTAGTATGAGATATAAACATACTAAAGAAGAATTAGAAGAAGCGGTTAGAAAATCATTAGCGGTAGCTGGTGTATGTCGTGAGTTGAATATGAAAGCATGTGGTGGTAATTACAAAACATTATATGCTAAGTTTAAAGAATGGGAAATTGATACTAGTCATTTTACTGGTGCAGCTTGGAATCAAGGCGAAAAATTCACCCCATTTGGTAAAACTTATGAATTAGTCGATGCATTGGTGGAAAACTCACCATATAAAAACGGTAATAGTTTAAAAAAGAGATTATTCAAAGAAGGAATAAAAACAAAACAATGTGAAGAATGTGGTATTGTTGAATGGAATGGTAAAGAAATAACCTTAGAGTTAGAACATATCAACGGTGATAATACGGATAATAGGTTAGAAAATTTAAAAATTTTATGTCCAAATTGTCATAGCCAAACAACTACAGTTAGAAACAAAAAAAGACCCCTGTAGCCCAATCGGAAGAGGCATCAGACTTAAACCCTGTACAGTGTGGGTTCAAATCCCATCGGGGGTACAAAGGTTTTACCGATGCTTTCCTTGATAAGCAAAACTAGCTCGTGTGGGGGAATGGTAGACCCGTCAGATTTAGAATCTGGTGTCGCAAGGCGTGTCGGTTCGAGTCCGACCATGAGTACAATATGCATCTATAGCTCAGTTGGTTAGAGCACTTGTTTTACATGCAAGGGGTCCTAGGTTCGAATCCTAGTGGATGTACTAACATTTTAAAAGTTATTAATGAATATTCAAAAATAGTTGATATTTATTATAAAACACAA